ACCGTCCATCGACAAGGACTCCATCTCAGAAGCTACCTTGGACTAAAAGAGTCTCTACATCTAGTCTTTAGTGAGGCCCTGGATAAAGGATGAACAGAACTCTTTAATGGGTCCCCAGAAGGTCGATTACAAGGCTGTAGGGAGGCCACAACCAGTTCTAGACGGCGTGGAGATGAGTCTCGGACGGTCCTCCTTAAAAGGAAGGTAACCAAGGTAGTCCTTCTCCAAGTCTTCTGAGTAGTTGACTTCTCCAGTCTTTACCATGTTGTTGAATGAGCCGACTGCGTCGAAGTTCTTTTTGACAAGCTAGCGTTTGATGGTTTCAGCGTAACGGTTCTTCTTAACCTGGCTCCAGTCAGTATTACCTTGAACCCAGGCTAGAGGGTCAAAGGACTCTAGCTCAGGCCAGCCACGAGTTTCCAAGAAGTCTCCCATCTGGCTAAAGAAGCGGGTTGACATCTCTCTGAACTGAGCAACTTGTGCAGGGTCCGGGGTGATGGGGCAGGAGAGCTACCGGTTGTAGACCGCGAAGACTTTGTTTTAGACACACCTTTGGCCCCACTCGTACTCCTTTTTCTGTTTGGAGTTTTCCAACACTTCGTAACCTGTTTTCGAAGTGAGGGAGTGGCCGTCAAAGGGCTCCAGTTCTTATTTCTTCTTGTTCCACTAAACTGGGGTAGGGTGCTCTGCGATCCACTTCTGGACTGCTTAAGTGTTCTCACGAAACTCTTGTTGGAAGGCTTCGTTGTAAAGGTGAGGAGGGATGGAAGCGAAGTTAATGGTCTCTAAAGGATTAGCGTAGTAGTACTCGGTCTTTTGAGGGGGGACTTCGTCACCACTGAGAACCATCTAGGTCTTCTTAGGAGGGTCAACAAGGCAAGCTTGAACTTGTTCAACAGTCAAGCAGTGAACAGGGGCAAGGTTCTCACGAGACAACTAGGACTGCTTCTAGAAGTCTGGCACTTAGTTAACACCGTTTACAAAAACGTAGTTGGTTTCAGCGACAAAGTCTGGGGCCTTAAGAAGAGCTGGAGTGACGCTCCTTTCAGTGAACAAGACTTCTCTTTTCTTACCGTAACCGTCGCGGATGGAGAGGTTAGACCAGAACTCTGAGCCTTGGTACTCGAGCCAGAACCTGAAACTTTCAAGGTCCGAAGTGTTGAAGTTGAACTCTAACTCAAGTGACCTTTAGGACCAGAAGTTGTTCTCTGAAGCAATAGTCTTGAAGTCACTTTTTGTTGAGTAAAACTCTTTGAAGAACGAACCTTGGATGGACTTCATCCCTTGGTACTCTACTGGGCAGGTGAAAGTAACGAAAGGAGATGGGTCGTTAGCTTGGTAGACGACTGTCTTGCTGAAGTGTTTGTACCAGCCATAGTCCCAAAGAGTGCAAGGTTAGTCTACTATGACGTTGTCATGGT